AATTGTACCAGTCGCTCCAGTTGCACCAGTGGCTCCTGTTGCGCCTGTCGGTCCAGTTATTCCTGTAGCTCCAGTAACACCTGTCGCACCAGTTGCGCCTGTTGCGCCAGTAGATCCTGTTACGCCAGTTGCACCAGTAGGTCCAGTAATACCTTGGATACCTTGTGGTCCAGTTGCACCAGTAGCGCCTGTTGGTCCTGTAGCACCTGTTGCACCATCAGCACCAATATAACCATTAGCACCTGTTGGACCTGTCGGTCCAGTAGCACCAGTAGGACCAGCAACAGTTGAATCTGCACCAGTAGGTCCTGTAGGACCTGTAGAGCCAGTTGAGCCAGTAGCGCCTGTTGAACCTGTGGCTCCAGTTACTCCTTGGATTCCTTGTTCGCCTTGAGGACCTGTAGGACCAGTCTCTCCTGTCGCACCTGTTGATCCAGTCGCACCAGTCGAACCAGTAGCCCCAGTTGGACCTGTAGGTCCCACGTCACCTTGAGCACCAGTTGAACCAGTTGGACCTGTAGCGCCAGTAGCGCCAGTTGAACCTGTTGCACCAGTACTGCCAGTTGGACCTGTATTACCTTGAACACCTGTTGCTCCTGTAGCGCCTGTAGGACCTGTTATAGAGGCTCCTGTAGCCCCTGTGGGACCAGTTGGTCCAGTTACTGTGGAGTCAGCTCCTGTGGGTCCAGTGGCTCCTGTAATAGCAGGACCAGTAGAACCAGTAACACCTGTGGGTCCAGTAGGACCAACATCACCTTGAGAACCTTGAATACCCTGAACACCCTGAGCGCCAGTGGGACCAGTCGGACCAGTGGGTCCAGCAGGACCTAATGGACCTTGAGTTCCATCAACCTCAATAAGAATATTATTAGGATCAGTAACACTGATTTCACTAATAGTTTCTTGAATCGTAATTTCAGTTGCCATTTAGCGAGTGACCTCTCCTCTGACAACAAACTTTCCTTCAAGAACTCTAGTGACAACACTGTTAGAGGTTTGAGTTAATTCTAAATCATAAGTATGACGACCAGCAGGTAAATCAGTAGTGTTAGCTGCTGTTAAAGATAAAGTTACAGTACCATTTGAGGAAAAAGATATTCTACTATTAGCAGTAGTTAATTCAATAAGAACAGTGCTAGCGTTAAGAAAAGAACGAACTTGCATTTTACCTGTATAGTTGCCAACTAAATTCCAAGGAGTGCCATCAGTTTTAATTGTAAAAGTTAAACTGAAGGTAGCACCCTGGTCACAGACCATATTGTATCTACCTGACATTATTTCTTCTTTCTTGCCACAGCAGCATTGTCAACTAAGTTTGGATACTTTCTTCCTGCAGCTTTAGCGCGAGCCTTAGCACTTTTGATCTGTGCTGGTGTTAATTTCTTAGAAGTTTTCTTAGGGTTCTTCTTATCCCAAAATGCTTTTTGTTTCACCACTTCACCTTATTCGCCCAGTACGCTGCAGACATTTTGCCTTTAGCAATATTTTTTGCGTGTCTTGCTTTAAAAGATTTTTGACGTGCTGTAGGTTTTCTGTCCCCAGTTACACCTTGTTGTCCAAAGCGGATTGTCTTAACCTGTGAACCAGACTTAGCCACAACAACGTGTGACTTAGTAGGATGGCTAGGGGTCCGCTTTGGCTTGTTATAGCCAGAGACTCCAGCACGTTTTAAACGTGAGTCTTTTGGCTGCATAATTACTTCTTTGGTTTCTTAGGTGTTGCTTTAACAATGCTAGATGGCTTTGGTGCAATTGGCATACCCATTGGGTTATTGCCCATAGCGTTAGCCATAGCGTGATCTAGATTAGGATAGTTACATCCACAAGTTGCACACATATTATTTCTTCTTCCTTTTTGCTTTGCCAGCTTCTGATAAAGCTATAGCAATTGCTTGCTTCTTTGATTTAACAACTGGACCCTTTTTACCTGAGTGTAAAGTTCCAGCTTTATATTCTTTCATTACTTTAGAAATCTTTTTCTGTCCTTTAGACTTCTTCATTATTTCTTCTTGCCCATTTTCTTCATTTTAGCTGCTGGTTTCATTTTCTTATCCATCATCTTTGAAGACATTGCTTTTTTGCCTTTAGGCATTTTTTTACCGTACATTGTTTACGCTCCGTATGCTTTTCCAGTTTTGTTTGATATATCTATTGCCCTACGTATATCTTTAGTCTTGGTAGTATCAGGTTGAATACCCTGAGATCTAGCTTGACGATATAACGCAAGTTCATTATCCCACTTCTTAGCTGACATTGTTAGGCGAGTGGAAGCCTCTCCTGCATTTAAATCTACAGTTGCAGCTTTGCAACCAAAACATCCTTCAACATATTCAGGATGAGTTCTTAGTTGATGTAAAGTCATTATTGTCCCTGTAACTTATCAATCTTTAATTCTATTCTTTGTACTGCATCTTTTAATGAAGAGCCACCATTGTTAGATAGTTCTCCATCAAGTCTATTTAGTCTTTCCATAACACCAGGAACTCTGTCTCTACCTGGTTCTGCATCTTCGCCTTCCCAGTCTCTACGAAACTTATCAAGCCAAGTTATAAATGTTCTTATTGTTCTAATCGGAACAGCAAGTATTACAGCTACTGCAGCTATTGCACCTGCAACTGCACCGATAGTTAGCAATGTATTGGTCATCCGAAGTTAGCTTCCGTAATGCCAAGACCAGAAGCAAGAAGCGCGGTCTTTTGATTATCGGTAACTTCATATTCGTGACCTCCTGCATAGTATTCGCTAGCAGATTCTATTTGATCAGTGGAAGGAGTTCTGTACTTTTTATAAGTAGAACCAATTTTCAAAATACTTACACCACGTGTTAGTTTGTAGCGTGAGAAGAAATATCCTAAAGCTGCTGGACCTTCTTCAACAGTTGGTGGAAAGAATTTTGGCAATTGAGTCTCCTAATAGGAATAGCCCCCAGTTGCCCAGGGGCTATTACATTTATCTAACTACGCAGCGTTGATGCTGGAGCTTGATTCGATTCGGTATAGTGCTTCTTCGCGATAGCGTTTGAAGCCTAATACTCCGTACCAACCGATTGGGCGCAAGCGCATCAATTTGTCGGTTACGTTTCCGATCACTACGTGTGGTTCTTCAGCAACTGCTTCTGCAAGTGCTTGTTGACCAGCTAGTATTGTACGGAATACACGAGCACTTGAACCACCATCGGTGGCGTTGTACATACGTGGTGTTTCGATGAAGTATGCACCTTCGAATGTTCCAATTTCTCCTGCCCAAATTTCAGCATTTGATTGGTATTCGTGAGGCAATCTCCAAGAGGCTGAGCCTGTTTCTGCACGAAGATCGTGTGAAACTTCTGGGTGTATTGCACACCAGTATAGGCTGCCTTTTCTTGCAACTGCTTTTCCTGCACGCAATTTTGCAACTGCTAGACGGATGTCTGCAGCTTTCAAGGTGTGAGCACCAGTAACGTTTGTTGTTGCTGTTGCACGTGTTCCTGAAGCATTGCTTGCGTAGATTACGTTTGTTCCAGCACGAAGTTCTGTTTGAACAATTTCGTCAATGGAATCAGCCATATTGAAAGCAACGATATTTGCAATCGCTGGATCAACATCTGCTAATGACATTAATTGCAGTTTGCGAGTGGTTAGAACTGCGTTACCGTATTCGTTAAGAACAACAGTTACTGCAGTTGGAGCACCAATTGCTACTGAATCTGGATCAACTTGCTCTGATAGAGCAGTTGTTGCTTTGCTTAGATCGCTGTAGATTTGGAATACTACAGATGATCCAGGCATTGATTGTCTGGCTGGACGTTTGTCAGCTACTGAACGGAGTAATGGTTGAGAGCGAAGTGCAAACTCAACAAGACGGTCATATGCTTTTTGTACGAGACCTGCACCATTAGATGGTGTGAAGGTACCTACGTTGTCAGCACTTGAATATTGACCGCCACCAAGACCACCGTTAGTTGCAGAAACGCCACCAGATAATGCGGTATATGCGTTAGGCATTTTTTTAAGGTTTCCTTAGTTTAGTAGTTTTAAATTATGACTGTTGATTTATCATATTGATAATTTCTTCAGCTGAAGAAGCTTGATCAATACGAAGCATCGTGTCATCAAAACCAGCAGGGGATTGAGCATTAGCAGTAATAGCATCTATTTGACGAAGAGCAGATAGATCTGGTCCTTTGTCTTCTTGCTTTGCTACTAATCCAAAGATGTCTGCATTTTCCTTAATCCAATTATCAACAGCCTCTGGCGTTGATTCTAAATCGGAAGGAATGAATTTAGCTATCTTTGGGCTTACACCCTTGCTTTCCAAAACTGATTTGATTGTACTTTCGCGTTGTACAGAACGAAGTTGTCCTAGTTCGGACTCTAGTTCCTTGATTCGCTTTTCTTTTGCGCGATCTACTTTGCGAAGTTTCTTAACGAGATCATTTGGTTCTTGGCTATCGTTATCCAATTCCTGATCTTCGTCATCTTCCCAGTCTTGATAATTGTTGCTCATTGCAACGCTCCCATTCTTTGTTGTTAGTCGCAAGCCTCACAATAAATCGGGGAAAATATTGTGGCTCTTGCTACCAGTCTTTTACTCCTGCAGAGGCTGGTCGATTCTGCTAGGGGGTTTTAGAAGTTACCTTTAGACTGTTGTCCTAAAGATACTTGGGTTGTGCCAGCAGAGCCTTTAAATGCTGCTTTCTCTGCTTCTTCGGCTTTCTTTCTACGTTCAGATTTCAAACCTAAGAATGCTTCTTTCTGAAGTTCTTCTTGAGTTGCTGCTTGGGTTTGATATCTTTCGGCAAGTGTTTGTGCTTGTGGTTCTATTTGAGCAAGTGTTTGGAATCCTTGTTGACCTGCAGCATAAGTGTTACTTACACCAGCTTCAGATAACAACTTCTCAACTGCGCCGATACGTTCTTCAGGAAGAGTGTATCTAGCAGCAGTAGCTCCAGCACGTAGTTGTGCTCTTTTAATATTTGATTCAAGTTTCATTGCTGGATTCTCACCAGACAAAATTGCTTCGGCAATTTGATTTCTTTGAACTAATGGATCTCCAACACCATATTGGCTGAAGTATCTTCCTAATTCATTCTTAACATCATCTGAGGCATTATCAATCTTATTGAAGACATTATTGATTCTATCTTGTGTTTCTGCTGGAGATACCCCACCAGATATTAGTTTAGAAAATGTTTGCTTGTTTGCTAGTCCAGATAAGTTATTAGCATTTAATAAGTTTGCATAAGCTTCTTCAGCTTGTAAGTATTCTGCAGGAGAATATGCTGGTAGTCCTTTAGCGATTCTTCCTTCATTGCCTTGAAATCTAGTTTTATAAGTTGGAGTATTACGAAGTTGTAATGTTGCTTCTGCTGCACTTAAACCTTGTTGTAAGTACTTCTTAATTTCAGGAACTAATTCTTCTAAGTTATATGCTTTGAATGTATCTTCTAAGATTGCATAAGCACTACGGCGTTCTGCTTCACTTTGAGCTTGAGCATAAGCAATACCTGGATCAACTACATTTCCTGTAGTAGGTGTTGTACCTTGACCTGCTGGAGTTCCACCTGCAACGCGAGCATTAGCATCAAGTCTTGATTGTAAAGTTCCAAGAAATGCTACAGGATTTGTTTTAGCTGTAATGCTAGATACATTATTTCTAATAAAGGCTAACTCATTATTGCTAAGACCTTCACCAGTTTTAGTTGCTTGAGCAATAACTTTTGCTGCAGCAGGATTAGCTTTGGCAATTGCTTTAGCTTCTTGAGCATTCTTCTTATAATCAGTTGCCATTTACATAAATCCCAACTCTGATAAAACTTGAGTACTAAAAGTTGCAGCCTTTTCCCTAAACTTAGGGGTGTATTCTGCACCTGGTTTTGTTCCTAAATAATTTTGCCATTCGTCATAGCTTGGAAGTTTTTGTTGTTGAGATAACCATTTAACATCTGGATCATCCCAAGGGTTTGGAGATAATGATGGAACACCATAGAAATTTGCTTTGAATGATTGATATCCACCAAGTACTTCAGATGGTTTATAGCCTGCTTCAATATATGGAGCTAATGCAGGATTTTGTAAAGCAGATAGTTTTTGAATCTTTAATGCAGTATCCTGTAAACCAGTCTTACTCTTAGCAGTATTTAAAAGATATTCAAGTCTTGTCTTAGGATCTATCTTAACATTATAGTCTGACAATAATGTATCAACTTGTTTTAGGTTAGTTCCTAGTTGTCCACCAACATTAGCTAATCCTTCAACGGTTACATCTTTACCAATTAAACTTAAAGCAACTTGTTCTTTATCGGCTTCGTCTACACCAGCTTTAGTTACTACTGTCCTAGTTTTACCACCAGAGGTAGTTGTAGTTTGAGTTTGTACATTTGCTTTTTCTGCAGCATTAAGTTTATTATAAAACTCTTGTGCTTTCTTTGGATCAGCAACTTGACCTGTTAGATCTGTATAGAACTGATTAAAGTATTGAAGTGCTTCTTGCTTGCTTGTTAGATAGAGTGTTTCATAAACAGATGCTCCGCCTTTGCCACCTTGCACAGCAGAGTTATCAACGAATTGAGCAATGTCACCTGGTGCGCCAGCAGGATTAGCAACTACTAAAGTTGAATAAGCATCCCAAGCATCAAGAACTGCTTTTCTATAGTTATCAACTTGTTGCTGAGTATCTAATCTACCATTGGCTTTTATGTTCTTATAGCCAGCTTTAATGAATTGATTTTGGACTACTTTAATCTTTTCAGGACTTTGATCAAAGAATAAGGCAAGAGCAGCTTGTTGAGTTACTGGAACCACTTCGGTAATTAATTGATTACCTGAATATCTTTTTACAACTTGGTAATAACTTTTACCAGAGGTAGCACCTGTTGCTGTTGGAACAGGAGGCAATGCTTCTGCTGCATCGTCTGGAGTAATAACTGGTTGATTAGTTATATCGTCAAGACCGTCTCCGTTTAAGTCTGCCATTATTCTCCTATTAGTGGATCAAATAAAGTTCTGTATGCTGCTAAAGCTTGATCATCGCTTCCTGCATATTCGAGCATTAATTCTAAAGCATCTTTTCTAAGGTTCTTACGATAAGCAACTTCCTCATCGGTTCTACCTTGAACTGCTTGGAATTTAGATGTAAACTCATTGTAGAGTTTCATCATCTTTACTAACTTTTGATTAGAATCTGTATTAGGCATATCGCCTTTTTCATACATATTATAAAGTTCAGTAATTGTATTCTTCTTAGCTTGATCGTTTCTCACGATATTGTCTAAGTAAACTTGAACGTGTGGGTTCTGTGCTCTGTATTGCTTAGACCAAGATTCCCATCTAGCTTGCAATGCTTTCTTCTCAGCAGGAGATTGGGCATTAGTAATATCTAAATCAGAGAAGTTCTTTACTTGTCTCCAGTAGAAGTAATCTTCAAAAGTATTTGCTTCAGCAGCAAACTTTTCAATAGTCTTCATTTCACTAAAGCCTTGGTCTTGCAAGAAAGCATAAGCTTCTAGATCGTATTTGCCATTAGATGGAACGATAAATCTAACTGCTTCTGGATAGGCATTAACTAATCTCTTATTGCCCTTAATCCATTCAACAGCTTCTTGAGTAGCTTTAACTGTACCAATACCAGTCTTTTCAGATTCTGTTAAAGTATAGATTGCTTTACCTGGAAATAGTTTGCTCCACTTGTATTGAGCTTTATCAATACCTAATGGATCATTACCATATTGCTCTACTAGCTTTTGGAACTCAGGTTTTAAGTTAGTAATGTTACTTTGTTCACGTACCCACTCTGGAACATCTAATCCAAAGTCTGCTTGAGGGGAAGCAGGTGCAACTAAACCAAACATATTTCTAGCAACTACAACATTTCGTGCAGTAGCGTTTACATATTGGTTATACTTCATTACAGCAGCAGCGCGTTCTTCTCCGCCCTTAACTGCTTGGTCAATAAACTTTTTCATTATGCCATTTGCTGCATAATACATATGTGCTTTACGTACAGCAGAAGCGTATTGAGAAGCTTTCTCATCAAAATTAAAGAATGAATTATAGAATCTATTAATAGAAGTAGGAAGTAATAGTTCTGGAAGTGTTCTATCTACAGAATACTTACCAAGAACTTTCTTTCTAAACGCCATCTGTTCTGATTCAGGCAACCATTGTTCAATAGCCCATATTAATGTTGCAGATATAGGACCACTGAGTGTTGGAATGCCTGCTTCTGGATCTAATGATGGAGTAAGCATTGACATCTTGCCAGTGAATTGTGCTGGTTGTGGTTGTCTTAGGGCATTTTCTTGACCTAATAATCTCATACCTAAACCAACAGCAGTAAAGATTATTTCATCACCAGGGTAAACAAAGTATGGTTCACCTTGATCATCTCTGTGAATCCAACCAGTGTCTTCTAAACCTGTAGTAAGTAATCTAAATTTAGCAATAGCTAATGGATCGTAGCGTACTACTCTGCCAGCTCTTCTATAAAAATCTTCTGTTGCTCTGTAATAACGAGCAAGGTTACGCATAGTGAATGCAAGATTTGTTCTAACATTAGGATTATCTACATATTGTAATGTTCTATTTGTAGCCAAATCACCAGCAATATTAGATGCCCACTTGCTTGCAGTGTTTTCTGCAGCATCTCTAGACATTCCTTGAGCAACATAACGTTCAGCCATATCTGCTTCAGCAGTAATTAAACGTTTACGAAATACTTGATAGTTTGCAAATAGAGCTGGTTCACGACCAAGCACACTAATCTGCTTACCCATCCAGTTCATAGCCCAGGACATTCCTTTGCCCCAAGCTTCAACTAGATTACTTGCTGCTGTAGTAGGAATGTATTTGATACCTAGTATTGTTTCTGGTCTTTCAAGTTTAACAAACTCATCTAGATCTCTAATGGTAAGATTTTCAGCATTAATGTCTAATCTTGATTTACCAGTAGTAGGATCTATAACAGTCTTACGTACTTTGTTAATAAGCTTTTCGTTTAATAAACCATTGTTCTTAGTGAATGGATGTACGATAAACTTGTATTGTCTTCTAGCAAACTCTTCAGGACCAACAGCTTTGAATAGAACAAACTTGTTCATAATCTCTGGGTTCTTTTTAAAGTTCTCAACTAAAGCTTTAACAGCTTTATCTTCATTGTATATGTTAGCAAGAACAATTTTGCCCCAACCTAAGTTAGTTTGATGATTCAATCTTAACTTAATTTGGGTTAACCAACCAATATCAAATCCATAATCACCATTTCTAATGGTGTCAAATTCGCCAGTTGATCTTATTTTAGAAGCAGCTTCTTCAGCTCTAAAGTTCCATTGAGTAATAGGACCATAGATCTTTTCTGCCCTTAATGCTAATTGATCACTTGCTGCTTCTGTTAAATTAAGAGTTGCTAAAGCACCCTCATTGATTTCATCTAAAGCAGCAGTTCCATAAGGCAATGAGAACCAGTCATCTACCCAACGCTCTACAGTTTTAGTATCAAAACCACTTAATAACATAACTGCTTTGTTGCGAGCAACGTTCTTAGCAATTAATGCTGGTAGTTGGCTTGGATCTTGTTGTAAAAGTTTTCTTTGTGCTGGTGTAATCTTTGATTCACCAGAACGTAGGAATGTTGCCATCATACGATTGATGAAACCAAGACCTGCTTCACCATAAGTTGCATAACGATATTCGTTAGATATCTTCTTACCGATTAATATTCTATGTAAGTCACCAAATGGAACTGCAATACCGAATAAACCTAATTCTTCAATAGCAGATCTGATACCTAAACGTGGGATAAGGGTAGCCCAGGACCAACCATTAACAATCTTTTGTCCTAGATACCTACTTGTACCAATAAGTTTAGAGTTAGCTTCTATTGACCATTTAGCAAAGTTCGGCATAGCAACCTTGTTGCTTAGTTGCCAGTAACCTAAAGCGTATTGTGAGTCACCTAATTGTGCAGGGTTATATGCAGTCTGTCCTAGACGTTGTGCAACCTCTTCAGCACTTGGGAATGCTTTTGCTACATAGTTAAATACTTGATCAAAGTCAACTACTTCAAATCCATCAATATTCTTACTTAGTTGTGTACCTAGTTTTTTGTCATTAGAGATTGCATCATATACAGTTCCAAGTATTTGTTGGAACTCGTATTGATCTACGTCTTCTAATACACCTTTGCGTAGAATATCGGTATAGGTATTAACATCATCTGTAGAGTATCCAGCACGAAATAGTGCTCCTCTAATTTCTTTAGCAACATCATCGCCAGTTGCTTTTCTATAGGTCTTACTCTTATTAACTAAGCCACCTATTTTTTTATCTAGGTTTCCTATTTGTTCTTTAAGAGTATCAATCTCTGTAAAAGTAGCATTGTTGATTTCAAGTTGTTTTAGTTTAGCTTTAAGATCTTTCTTTAGTGTTCTTGCTTCTTTTAATTGTGTATTAAGATCTGCTAATGCACCTTTAGATAAGGAAGCAGTAGTTGCTAATTGAGTCTCAGTTAAACCAGTACGTCTGCCTAGGTTTGATACTTTACCTAAAGCAGTAGATCCTTTTGAGAAAGCTGTTAAGTCTTCTGAGTATAGTTGTGTTCCAGTACGATTGTACAGTTTACCAATCTCATCATCAGTAAGACCAAACTTCTTGCCCACGTTAATAGCGATACCATCAAATAGTCTTAAACGAGTAGCAACATCGCCTTCGCGCCAAGCTTGTTTAATGATATTAGCGTGATATGGATCTACAATTAATCTAGACATTCTAAATATATCTGTGGCAGACTCAGCAGTATCTAAAACAATCTCTTTACCAGTTACTGCTTTGCTAAAGATTTTGTTTAAGTTACCAGCAGCACTTCTAAATTGTTTTAAGTCACCAATGTTTTCAAAGTTACGTGCTAATTCATCTGCATCATTCCACATTGCTGGAAGATCTGGAGCTTTACGTAGTCCCATTAAAGCTGCAGTTGTATTACGAAGATTCTTAGCAGTGCTTGCAAAAACAGTTTTACGTGGCATTAATGGTTCTACGCCACCAGCACGACCCATACTAATAAGTTCAGTTACGCCAGCATTTTTTAAATATGATAATGCAGAGTCTGAATCTCTTACACCAGCTTTAGCAAGTTGTTCAATAAAATCTACAGCAACTATTTCACTGGCATCATCTGCTACTTTTTTAGTAACATCAACACCAAAATCTCTACCTAAATCAGCAGCAATTTGTGCTTTAGTTTTTAAATCTTTTGATGCTGCGTATTGTCCAACTTTAGCGCCAACTTCGTTCCAGTAATTTCTAACACTGGCTGCTTTGAACATTTTGTCTAAGCCTGTTGATAATTTAATACCATCAGCACCAGCAAGTTTCATTAAACCAAAACGAGCAACTTTAATAGCAGATATTGCTTTAGTTAATACAATGCTTGGGTCTGTTGCAACTAAGAATGCTGCATCAGTAAGACCTGAAACAACATCATAGCGATCTGGAATCTTACTTTTGCGATCATATTCTCTTAAACCATAAGCAAGATCTCTACCAGGACTTACTTTAGCGTGATCAAAATCATCAATAGCTTTGAATACTTCGCTTTGTTTTCCATTTTGTGGATCCATATAAGCGATTAAAGCTTGTTCTTCTTCAGGTGTTTCAACTAAAGACATAATTTCTTGAGGAGCTTTATCCATTGCAAATAGTTTTGCAACTTTAGAAACGGCTGGAGAGTACTTAGACTCTACTTCTTTTTCTTTGTCTTTATCAAAGTATTGTTCACCATTGAATGTGGTGTTCCATTGATCAGCAGTTAAGAATGCTTCAAATGAATTTTGAGTTTTATCTTTACCTGGAGTAATTCTAATACCAGAAGGGAACATTCCAGCACCTGGTACTAAAGGAGTTTGTGCAACTCTTTCCTGAACACCAGCAAATTGTGCTTGAGCTTCTGGACTTGTATTTAGTTGTTCTTGTTTTAAGTTAGAAACTCTGTAAAGGTTAGTTTGGGTCCAAGCATACTTTTGAAAACCGTTAAGTAGTTCTCCAAAGCTTGGTATATTAGTAGCTGATTTAAGTTTTTGCCAACTAGATACTTTAGCTTTGCTATAGTTCTGCTCACCCATAAAGTCAATTAGTGCTTGACGATTGGTTTCAGGAAGCCTTTGGAATGAGGTGCGAGCCTCTGCATCTGGCAATCCAATAAAAGATTTATGTTGTTGTAATAATCTAGATGCTGCAGCAGCACGTCTTAATGTATCATCAGAAGCATTTGATTGCTTTAATGAATTATAAACTTGTGGAGAAGTATTCCAGATTAATGAGCCAATGCTGTCGTCAGACATTTACAACCCACGTTCAACAAGGAAATCATAAAAAGCTTGAGTCTCTGGATTAGGATCTGCTTGAACTGCAGGAGCTACACGATCAGATAACTTTGGTGATTGATAATTTGTACCAATAAGAACTTCAGGTCCAGGAGACATAGCACCTTTATTAAAACCCATACCAGTTTCTGGTGCTTCATCTGGTCTTAATGTTTCAGCAAATAAAGGAACAGTTGGTGTGTTTGGAGTAATAGGTTCAATTGGACCCATTTTAGGAACTTTATAAGAAGCACCTTGTAAATTTGCTCCTGATTGAATTTGATTTAATTGAACTTGATCGCCATAAGATTGTGATGGAATACGATCTTGTACTGCTTGAGTTAGTTTATTTGATGTATTCATATCTGTGCGTTTGGCACTTTTGCCTACACCTGAAACAACTTCTGCCATTTAAATCCTCATCTATTGATAATTAAAATTGATTACTTACTAACCTGCTAATTGTCCTAAGATTGCTTGTAGGTTAGGTGGTGCTTGTTGGGGTGCTCCTGGAGCAGCCTCGACAGGAGCGTTTTGTGGGACAGACATTTGCTCAACTGGAGACACTGACTCTCCAGGAGCGGCTTGTGGGGCTGCCTCTGGGGCTGGTGCTGGAGTAAAGATTTTTCCAACGGCATCTTCAATAGAAGTACCTGCTTGACGTTCCTTGATAACTTGTGCCATCTTAGAAACTATGTCTGAAGGATCTTGTCCCTGTGTAGCCATTTGTGGAATGGCTTGAGCTAGAGCATTCATAGATGCGTTTAAGTTATCGCGCATCTTTTGAATGTCAATTCTTTCTTGTTCCCCAGTCACATTCATTGACCAAGGTAATTCTCTCATAATGAAATCTCTTGAAATAAGATCTGCACCTAGAGCTTGTAATGAGAAGATTAAAGCACGTGAAGGATCTAGTCCTGACATTAATCCATAACGTACTTGGATTCCGTATTCACCTTTAATGTCTTTTCTGGAGTCATATTTTAATTCATATGGGGATCCATTGTTAACACCATTGATTGTCTTTTCACCAGGGAAAAGTTTCTCATCCATCTTAAAGCAAAGTGCTAATACATCTTCAAAGATGTCAGCTAAGATTTGTTGACCAGTCTTTACTTGAGTATCAAATGCACCTAATAGTGCTTGAACTCCTTGACCAGTAATAACAGAAGCATCAATAGTTCCAGAACGACCTTCTGGATAACGTGCTCCCATACGCATTTCTTGTTGTAGTAAAGCTGCTTCTTGGAATGCTGCAGGAGGAACTTCTAAACCAACACGTCTAATTGCTTGTGGGTTTTGTGAACGCAATATTGCATCTGGACCGAAAGTAAATTCTTGTACATCATTTGGAATTGCTAATGGTGCGTTAACTGATTTCTCAGCAGCATCCATTGCAAGTAAAGCAAAACGAGCACGTGCAATTTGAGCCCAGAGAATGTCATCGAATTGACCTCTTGGTTCATCATCTACACCAGGTCGTCTAGCAATACGAACCATTACTTCACCCATTGGGTTAGCTGTGGTTCTTAGAACTAGGTTTTCTCTAGTAGGTAAGAATAAAGTAATCTGGTCAGCATCTTCATAGCGAATCATTTCTAATGTTGAATAAACATCAACATCTTCAATTGAATTGCCAGCTAAAATTTGACGAGAATACTCTGGAAAGTCAACAAGTAATTCTGCGATAGTTTTAACATAACGCTTTGAGTAAGCCACGATTCGACCATAGCGATCAAATTCTGGGTAAGCACCGATTGGGTTTTCTATGCGAATGCGTGGAAGTCTTGCGTCTGTATCAGGTTCAACAACTATTGGTAGGAATCCATAGGTTCCGTAGTAATCTGCACCTGTGTACATTTGGGTTTGAAGTCTGGCAAATTGAACATAGTTATTAGCTATTAATGTTCTAGTATCTGCATTCTTCTTAGCACGATCTGAAGTTATATTTGTGGTTTGGCAATTAAAAGAAGGAAGAGGGGCAAGTACTTCTGAGATATCGCGAGCAGCAACATCAATGAAGTTAGCAATCATTGGTTTGCTCATACCCTCTGGGAAGAACTCAGGGGCAACGTTAATCATATTGCCACGTCTGATCTCTAATACATCTGCCATACGTGAATCACGGTCAGCGTACTTGAGCTTGAGAGCTTGGACCTTCATTGCGATCTGCTCGTTATTTAACATTAATTCCTCTATACATAAAGTGTGTCGATATTGTCAGAAGCCCATTCATCTAAGTTGACTGAACCTCTTTGAGCCAGAGATCTTCTGGTTGCATATTTGTTTTGTAAATGACTCTTTTGAAATTGTCCGTGCTGTAGCATTTCTTTTGCTCTAATCTCACAGAACCATAAAGCCATAACTAAATCTGTTGGGCTCTTAGTCTCAGCTTTCCAGGTTATAAGCTGGTTAATCAAAGCCTTAACGTGTTCATTGTTTTCGTGTGAAGGTAATTCAATTAGGTTGTTATCATCGTGTTTACCATCTTCAGAAGTACCAAAGAGTCCACTCATACCAGCAACACCAAATGAGGTATCCCATTTGTTCTTACCAGTGAAGTGACTTCTCATAGCCACGCCTTTTGAGCCTAGCCATATTCTTAGTTCTTCATCTAAAGCATAAGATTTTTGATGAGCATTGATTTCAATACGTAGCTCATTAGGATGATATCTATCAATCCAGTCTTCCATCAAAGCACGAATTTTGCCTGGAGTTGGATCAACCATATTAAAGACATCAAGAACATAACGCATTTGAGTTCTTTGATCTATGGCATACATTATTGCGCCAGTCTTACCAGTCATAGCTGGATCAAGACCCATAATGGTGTACACAGAATCTGAAAGCTTAGGGTGTCCTACTTTTTTAGGATCTATTAAACCAACACGTCTTTGTTTATTAACTGACCCATAGACATTAACAGGTGGGAATATGGCATCTTCTTCAACGTCTTGTTGTTGATAGACTAAAGCCCAAGTATGGGCTCCCACTTCCGAGCGCCGTTCGAATAATTGTTTGCCATCCCACTTCGGATAAAGACCATCGGCATCAGGAGTAGCAAGTTCTCCTTCAGCGCCATCCCAAGGTCTATCAGAGCGAGCCCAAAGGGTTCGCCAATCTTCTGGCTTATCAGCAAATTCTAAAACTGCTGGCATAGCCATATAAGTAAATGGGGACTTACCACCAGACCAATGATCTGGGTTTCTTAATTCTTTATATAGATCTATAGAGGCAACACGTGTGCCAACTATCATTAACATACCAGTAGCACCAAGACGAGTGATAACCATTTTTTGCAGCCAGTTAAGTTGTTTTTCCCATTCGTGGGCGTTGCTGGTGGTTATCACGTCATCTAGGATTATCAGATCGGCACGTGTGCCATAAATCTGTTGACCCATACCGATAGCTTGAACAGTAGGATCTTTTCGTTCAGACTCACGTTTAATATAAATGCGGTCATCACGCCATTGGTCAGCAGTATCTTTCCATCCCTCAGCAGGTCCGTAAACGGTCTGCATTTTAGTCCATTGAGGTTCGGTCAATCTCTGCTTGATTGCGTACAAAAATTCTTTAGCCCTGGTCTGAGTCTGAGACACGATGACTATCTGAACATTAGGATTCATCGCGATTCGATACAGAGGATAGTTCACAGTTAAGATGGTTGATTTAGCGTGCTCAGGTGGTACGTTGATCAGGAGTCTTCGAGGACTACCCTTTTCATAAACCATAGCATCATCAACCCAAGAGGGCTCTCTTCCTTCAACCACATCAACCCAAGACTGATGGTGAGGAAAAACTTTAGACTCAAGATACTCTTGACTAAAGGTAGAAAAATCAATTTTAAACTTATCTCCACCTAGACGGTCAACATTGAGTTGACCAGCTATCTGGCGTGCTGATTCAAAATCAGCAGCAAAAGCTTTGTCCCTAAAAATCCATTGACGTAATGTATCAGACTTCCTATGGATCCTGACCATTGCTTCAGAAGGGTCCCACCCCAACTTGACCAGTTCCAGAAACTTCATCTTGTCTTCGACTAGATTAATCCTGTTATGGTTCAAATTACCTTTTTTGGCAACCACCTAATACACCCACCGTCACGTCAACCAGCCCTATCTTGTAACAGGGCGTAGCATAGCTTGCAGTGACCCTTAAAGGGTCACACTTTGCAGGGCTCTTAAAAGAGCCCTCACTATATATAACCCTTCCAAAAACGGACTACGGAGCGAGTTCGTTAAAAAAGTTTACGACACGCCGTTAAAAGTGACGTAAATCACAGCTTTTAGCTATGTTTGCTACCTCAAATGTTATTCAAAAATTATTGTGGGACTGTACGTACACAGCCCCTAGCGCATTTAAGCACCTGGGGTTGCCCGTTTTGTCCGTTGCGCGTGCTTTGCCTGGTTTGTCTGCTATGTCTGGAAGAAGTGGAGGAAGGAGGCTATCTCCCTAGCCTTTCAATTACTTAATAGCCCTCCTGCTCCTTGCATTAACTAATTGCATTAAAAGATCTCCAGAACTTCCAGGATCTCAGAAGTTCTAGGATCTCCAGGAATTAGGGCTCTTAAAATAAATTAAAATAATTCTGGAATATCCTTGACATCTCTAATATCTAGGCATTACGCTCATAGATTAAGAGCAAGAACTAAGGAGGCAGGATGGATGACTTCGACAAGGGAGTAATAGTAGCCCTAGAAGAATTAGTCGAATTATTCGAAGGAATTAAAGACACAGAATTATGGAAGCAATATAAAGGAGATGAGAGCAATGACTAAGAAGCACTTTATTAAAATTGCCGAAGCATTCGGCGAAGTATTGTCGAAGTCTAAGGATGAGAGCAATGAGGCATATGCCGTATGGCTCGCAGTCTTTAAGTTCGAAGAAGTAGCCAAGCAGGCTAATGCTCGATTTGATTATGAAGTATTCGAGCAGAAGATTAGAGATACCAGGAACGCATTAAGAGGCTAGTGCCTGGAGATTAGCCCCAGTTAGAGCGCCTGGGGCTCTTCTTCTAGTCCTAGAATTAGGCTAGAATTATTCTTAAGGAGGAATAATGAAATTAGAACTAGACAGCAAGGATATCAACGAGAAGGCACTAACTAACCACGCCATATTTTCGCAATTCTTCAATGTAGAAGAGGAAGCGTGGAGAAGTGCAGTTCTTGAGTCTGCATTAGAGAAGTTAGGTGTTGATGTAATTAAACTATGGCAGGACTATCCAGAAGAAGTCTGTTGTGGTAAGGAAGATGACGAATATCCAGAAGGACACGAAGAACTAAAGTGTGAATGCTGTAATGGTTCTTGTGCCTGGTGTAATTAGTTCTAGAAGTTAGCCCCCAGGGCTCGAAGTTCTGGGGGTTCTCTTCTAGCCCTAATCGGCTAGCAATTAAGGAGGAAGAATGAAGAAGCAATTAACAGAAGAAGAACTACGACAGAAGCGCGAATACTTAAAAGAATTAGTCGCGATAACTAGCGACTATCTCGAGAAGTACGGCGATATAGAGAGAGTCGTGAAGTTATCGAATGTAGAAGAGCCTTACTCTGCTCGCAATTCCTTGCTAATAAAGCTTCAAGATCCAGGCGCGACAATATGCGCAGGGTTCTTAGAGTGGAAGAAGCAGGGTAGAAGCGTTAAGCGTGGCGAGACTGGGCGAATAATCTTAGTTCCGATAATCTTTAAGAATAATAAGGAGGAAGATAAAGTTAGATTTAAGTCGGACTATGTATTCGATATTAGCCAGACAGAAGAACTAAGTATCTAGTGCTGGAGAGTCGCATTCTAGATCTAAACTAGAATGCTTCTCCCTAGAACTAGCAGGGTGCTAGTAATAGGAGGAGGAACTATGAAGATTAAGTATAATGAGTTCGATAACAAGTTAACCATAGGAGAATGGAAGTTAACTAGAAGAGGCACGCTAATAGTGGAAGCATTATTCTTGCTCGCGCTTCTTGCATTAGTAGGTTTCGCTGGCTATATTGAGACTATGGAGGTAGGACAATGATAATTGAGAAGAATTATGAGGGTGCGTGGGTAATCTCCGACATAATTAGAGGCTATCGCGTAGCTCATAGATACTACGGATATACGAAGAGAGAAGCTGTAAGACTATTCAAGGAGGCTACTAAATGATAATTACAATAGGTCATTGCGCAAATTGTAACAAATACTATGGCATTAAAGGATCTATTATGGAATACAATAATGAGCCTTATCACAAATGCGAGGAGGGTAAATGAGCAAGCGAGCAGAAGCACTACAGAAGAAGCTAGAGTCTGGAGCTCCTACTGAGGGAGCTCTAATCACCTGGCTAAAGGAAGATATCAAGAAGAGTGGCATTATATGGTCAAGATCGGATAGACCGAGTGGGTTCTGGGTTATTCCAGAAGACTTAAAAGATGTTGACGATATGGTACACCTAACTTATAGAATGAAAGCTAGTCCAGAATATAGGTGGCAGGAATGGAGCTAACCTGGAGGAGCTGGTATGGATATAAAGAAGAAAATACTAACAAGGAGGAAGAGCAATGCCTAACTGGTGCAGTAATAGCTTAGAGATTAGATCAACTAGAGAAGATCTTGAAGCTATAAAGAAGCAAGTGAGCAAGTCATATATTCATAAAGGGTTCACACTTAAATTCAATACTGAGCTTAAGGAGTGGAAGAGGGAGTGGCACGAAGAAGATACTGGAGAACTGGTCTTCTCATTCCAGAATATAATTCCAATGCCAGATGAAAAGAATAAAGATGAAGACTGGTATCGGTGGAGATTAGATAACTGGGATACTAAGTGGGACTCTAGCGAGACTATCCTTAATGAAAAGGATAACTCTCTAATCTATACATTCGATACGGCGTGGAGTCCACCTATGAATGTGTATTTTGAGTTATCTAAAAAATATCCACAAGCTACTCTAATGGTTAGCTATGATGAACCAGGAATGAGCTTCTATGGAATGCACATAATTAGGAATGGAGAAGAATTAAGTGTCATTCAAGGAGATATGTCTCACCTATCACATAAGCTAATGGGTGAAGAGTGTATGTGTGAGGGTTTGGACGATACGGAAGCTGACGAAGCTCCCTACATAGATTGTCCAATAGTAAGAACAACTAATAAGGAGGCAATAAACAATGGGTGACAGAGTAAATATCGTAGTAACAACTGATCACACTTCGGGAGTGGTTCTATATTCTCACTGGGGAGGTTATCGAATGCCTAAGACTATTGCAAAATTCATTAGCAATACTGGCAGATTAGACACAGATTATTTCACTAGAAATCTTATGTGTTCAATGATAGCTGACGGAGTTATCGCTGATGATAATTCTAGATCTGGTTTCGATCTAATTTCGGCTGATAATAATGCTGGAGAGATGATACTAAATGCATTCCAGGATGAATTAAGTTTCGGAATAGGACTTAATCTAGCTGGAGATCGTGAGTATCCTGTCATAGTAATAAATCCAGAAGTGCAGAGTATCTGGCTAATGCCTGATCAAGAAGTGGTTACTACTGGAGAATGTGTTTCAAGAGCTCTAAGATATAAAGAGATCCCATTCGAGGACTTCAAGAAAATATCTTCCTGGAGCGAATTGAAATCACTAACTAGCCTTGAGCTAGTTGCAGTCTAATTAAATAACCTGAGCCCTAGTCCATTCCCTAGCTAGGGCTCACCTAATACAACTAAAGAGAGTGAAATGTTTGATACAACTGATGCACTATGTAAGGAGATCGGAAGCGATATCTTCTTTCCAGAAAAGCACGAAGCTTATCTAACAAAATATGCTAAGTGGGTCTGTAAGAGATGTCCTTTGATCCAGGAATGTAGGGAATATGCAATGAAAGATATAGATATAGTCGGGATCTGGGGTGGAACTTCTACTCTAGAAAGAAACAATTTAAGGTGGAGAAAAGGTGTCAGAAAAAGAGCAAGCTGAATGGGTAGAAGCATTCGAGATTGAAACAACTGGAGAAGAGACAGATATTCCAGATGAGGAGATTACAAGAAGAATTAGAAAACACTTAGTCAATGCTCATATAAATAACTATGAAGCTAGGGCTGAGGAATGGCAAGAGATCGGTCACACTGAGATTATGGAGGCTTCAAGATGAAGAAGTGCGAGAATGTAATTAACATAACACCAGATAGATTATTATTACCTAGCTATAAAGGAATGAAAATCATCTCGCAATACACAGATGAAGATCAAGATTATATTATCTTGCAATGCTGTAAAGAAGCAGATCAAGCGTGTTTCTCTTGCTGTTCAATAGTCTGTAAAGAATGCAAGTATGAGCACGAAGAATGCGAGGAAGAGGTGAAGAAGAGTGTGGTGTCTAGCCTGTAATGGCAAGGGATACATAACTAACTTCATAAATAAATCTTCTATATGCCTATTGTGTAGAGCAACTGGGTATCTAGATGAGCAAGATGAAACAACTAATAAGGAGGAGCAGTGAAAGAATATAAAGTTATAGTAAAAATGGATACAGAAGTAATTAACTTAAAGGCTAAGAATGAACACGAAGCTTTACTATTAGCGCGTGATTCTATTGCCTATGATTACAACGAGGATCTAGCTGAGTCTTGTGATTATGAAGTCCAGGAGGTGAAGTGATAATGAAGATTAAGATAACTTATTCTATGGTTTATGACATAGATAAACTAATGCCAGAGATAAAAGCCTGGGGCTTAGATTATCCGATAACTTCTAACACCATAGAAGACTTCATTAAAGATCGCTTCATTAGTCCAGAGCTATTAGATACTAACAAGCAAGCTAAGTTAGATCTGGAGTATCTATGAAAACTAACTGGGTTAAATGTATTGAATGCGAAGAAATCTATTCCGATTATGATTATGATCTCACAGATGATTGTGATCTATGTGGAGCTAAGAATAGCACCAGGGACTACGACATAGACTCTTCACCTGACTATCTAGCAGAGTTTAAGGCTCTAATGGAGGCTAAGTTATAGAATGGAATTACTAGCCTACATAGCCTTGATATCTATTGTCGGATTAGCTGTTGATAATAGAAGATTAAGAAAAGAAATAAAAAAGAAGATTGACTTTGATTACGAAGAGTATCTGCTCTATCGTAAGTCTAAAGACTAGCTCCTGGAATACCCCTACTTATTGCGTCTTCATTACAAGGCGCAGTAAGAGGGGTATCACAATGAAAGCACTTAGCATTATCTAGAAGATATCCTGACACTTCATAAGTCTCTTGATCAAATGTAGCCACGATCCATATAAGATCGCACCCACAATTAGGGCAAGTTGCAGTGGGAATACCTCTAGGGTCTATCACTTAATACCAATTCCTCCTGTTATGGTGGCGTAAAGCTTCACAGCTAGAGCCGTCATACCTGGAGTCAATGTATCTAATACCTGCTTCTACCTGGTCTTGAAGTGTTGAGTCTTCTTTTGTTTTAAGAACCTGAAATAAACCATAAGCACTAGACTTAGGATTGTCTGCTGACATATCCCACTTAGACTCACGATCTACTAGCTCATCAAGACATCTCCACTCTTTATCATTCCAACCTAATCCTCGGACATAAAATCTGACATATGAACGAGAGGCTGGTGGCGACCAAGTGCGTACGAAAGGCTGGCTTTCGACAGGCAGGTCAATAGGTGGTATCAGAAATAGCATTTGCCTCCTAACGTAGACCAGAATAGCACATAAAACGCGACACACCATAACAGTGTGTTGATTTTACAATAACCAAATAGTGTGCTACCCTAGCAAGCAATTCGCTCTGAGGCGAATTGCTAGCTATAGCTAGCTATGCTATAGCAAAGCTATCAGCAACACGCTGATAACTTCTCCCACACTGGTTTGTGTGGTAAGATCTTTCTGTCTGGGTCGTAGCTGTATCTCTTCCTCCTCCTTGAGGTACAGCTCCCCTCCTAAAGGAGGAAGTACAATGATTGAAATTGATGATTACAAAATCCCTGAGCACGTTAGTTATTCTGCATTCACAACTTGGTTAGAGTGTGGATGGTTATACTTTCTATCAAGGATTGTAGACACACCAGAAGTACCAGCTATCTGGAACTTAGGTGGATCAGCAGTTCATAAGGCAACAGAACTTTATGACTTGAGAGAATGGGAAGCATCCAAAAATGTATAACGAACAAGAGTTCTTTGATAAGTTAAAGCTAATCATTCCTGATCTAGTTAAAAGTGATAATAAGTTTTCCACTAATGACTGCACATCAGAACAACTTGGTGCATACATAGAACTTAAATGTCGAAAGACTCACTACGATACTTTGCTAATCGAATACAGCAAGTATGCCAGGTTATTAGAAGAAGCAAGCACTAAGAGATTAGTTCCTGCTTACTTCAATGCCACACCAGAAGGTGCTTGGGGATTTAATTTATTAACTATGGATGTTGAGTTTGCAGAACAAAATAATCTTCCTGCAACTACAGACTTTGAGAATAAAGAAAAGGTAACTAAGATAGTTGGTTACTTACCTATTGAAAAAGGATTCAAGTTATGGTCTTAGACATTCAAGATATATGGCGTGAAGCTTGGGACTATGAATCTAAAGATAGAGGCTACGACAAAGTAGCTAAAGAAGATTTCAGGAAATCAGTAAGAACAACAAAAGCAAATCCAGATGGTGAGGACTACGATTGGTGGTTCAACAATGGTATTGACTTTGTTAACTCTTGGATTAACTGGAAGAAAAATTCTGGTTGGAAGATCTGGGAAACACCTAATGGAGATCCAGCTATTGAACTTGGTTTAACACCAAAGTTTGATAACACTCTTGTCAAGATGGTTCTTGATAGAGTGATGGTTAATCCTGAAGGTGAATTAATTATCCTGGATATTAAGACTGGAAGGAACACTCCATCATCTGACCTACAGCTTGCGTTTTACGCTGCTGGAATGGAGCAGACATTCGGAATTAGACCTCGTTGGGGAACCTACTGGATGGCTCGTCAAGGTGGTACTGGTGTTCCATTAGATCTTGATTTAGTACCTACTTCTACTGTAGAATATTTAATCAAGGAATTTAACAGAGCAAGAAAGGCTAACTTATACATTCCTAACTTAACCAATTGCAAGATGTGTTCTCGGACAGAATATTGCAAGTGGAGGAATGGATCGTTAGCACACACAATTGGAGAAATGAATGGCTAATACAACAGAAGCAACATATTCCTTTACCACAAAAGTTAATGGAGATCTATTAACAGTTAGAGGAAATACTAAAGATGAGTTTGCACTTAACCTTGCAAGCTTGCACGATGATCAAGTGTTAATTGAAATGATTAATACATTACAACAAAAGTTTAAACCAACTTCTGTTGCAGAGATTCAAGCTGCATTTAATGGAACTATAATTCCAGATCCATTATCTAGTAAGCCAACTCCTCCTGCACCAGTAAGACCTGCTGGCTTTAATCCAGCTCCAACTAATGCACCGACTGGTGTCGTACCAATGTGCGAACACGGACCAATGCGTTTTGTTAAGGGTGGAATATCTAAGACAACAGGTAAAGGATATCCAGCATTCTATTCTTGCTCAATGCCTAAAGGGCAAACGCAATGTAAGAGTGTGAATGCTTAAATGCGTACACTAATCAGATCTGTTGGTAAACAAGACATAGGTGGAGAACCTATTCCTACAGTGTTTACAACACTTGCTACCAACAACATCGTATTTAGAAGAGCTGAAGTATCTCTAGTAGCAGGAACACCTGGTGCTGGTAAAAGTACACTGGCGTTAGCTCTTGCATTAAGAGCAAATGTGCCAACACTTTATGTCTCTGCTGATACAAACCTACATACAATGGCTATGCGATTGTATTCAATGGTTACTGGTGTTACTCAGACTGATTCAGAACGTACTATGGAACAAGAACCAGAAGCTTTCAAACAAAAATTAGATTGCTCAAAGCATATCTATTGGTTGTTTGAGTCAGCTCCAAACTTAGATGATCTCTACCAGAATGTTCTTGCATTCGAAGAACTATGGGGAGAATCACCATCAATGATTGTCGTAGATAATCTTATGGATGTTGCTATGGATGGAGCAGAAGAGTGGTCTGGTATGCGTTCTGCTATGAAAGAACTAAAATTTTTAGCAAGGGAAACCAATGCTGCAGTTATAGTTCTTCATCATACAAAAGAAACATATGAGGGAACTCCTTGCCAACCAAGAGCAGCGATTCAAGGAATGGTAAATCAATTGCCAGCTTTGATTTTAACTATTGGACAAGATCCTAATGGTGGTTATCTCGGAATAGCCAGTGTTAAGAATCGTTATGGCAAAGCTGATCCAACTGGTAAAGCAGTTCATATGCTTGAGTTTCAACCTGAGCGTATGTTCATATCAGATCCAGAAAGAGCAATCATATGATGACTTGGTTACTGTTCTTTGGATTTATCCTTATTGCTAGTGCAATATGGTTAAACCAAAAAGAATACATTGACAAGGAATAAAGATCAAGATGGCAGATGTTATATCTGTTCATCTATCTGGTACTGCACGTGCAACAACGAAGCTAATATAGGAGAAAAACAATGCCATACCCAACGATAGTTGCAGAAGGAAATCTAGTAGACGATATTGAATTAAAGTTTTATAACGAAAAGGCTTGTGCTAATTTTCGTATAGCTTGCAATTCAAGAAAGAAAACAGAAACAGGTGAATGGGTTAACACAGATCCAATTTATCTGAGTGGAAGTATTTGGGGCAAAGCTGCAGAAAACACAGCTAATACTTTCAGCAAAGGAGATCCAATTATTATTACTGGAGAACTGAAGCAACGTAGTTACACCAATAAAGAAGGTGTCAACAAAACTGTTGATGAGATCAACGCTAACACAATTGCTGCACCAGTAAAGAAGTTTTAAATGGTTAACCCAAGTAAAAATAAAGGCACAGCAGCAGAGACTGCTGTTGTTAACTATCTTAAAAACACTTGGGAGACTGTTGAAAGAAGAGCACTGGCTGGAAGTCTAGACAAAGGGGATGTCTCTGGCATCCCTGATGTCTGCATAGAAGTTAAAGATTGCAAGAAAACAGAACTACCTAAATGGACTAGAGAGTTAGAACAAGAAATGAAAAACTCTCAAGCATTAACTGGTGCAATCATACATAAAAAACGTGGCACACTTGATGTTGGACAATGGTATGCTACTATGCCAGTAGAAGTTTATATTAATTTATTAATAGAAGCAGGTTACTAGGAGGAAGTAATGGATAAGCCACCAATAACTGAGGTGCTTAAACATTACGGAGCAAAGAACGTTAGAGAAGATGTAAGAGGATGGCGCAAGATTTGTTGCCCCTTTCACAACGACTCAATAGCTTCTGCTACTTACTCAACAGAAGCAGATGCGTTTAATTGTTTCGGTTGTGGAATTAAAGGCGACAGTTATAAGATTATTATGGAGAGAGAAGGGATAGGCTTTCGTGAAGCTTACTTATTCGCAGAAGAAACATTTGCAGGAAGCAGTAGAGAAGTACAACCAAAATCTATCTCTGGCAGAAGATTACCTGTTGCAAAGAGGCTTGACTCTAAAAGACGCAAACCGTTATTTGCTAGGGGTAGTGACTGATCCACTACCAGGACACGAACTTTATAAAGACAGATTAGTTATTCCCTACATCACTAGAACTGGCATAGTTGATATCAGATTTAGATCAATGGATAACACTGAGCCTAAGTATCTGGGATTGCCAGGAGCTAGCACACATCTATTCAATGTGTCAGCTTTGTTCAGAGCTAATGATTGGATTGCTGTTTGTGAAGGTGAGATTGATACCATCACACTTGATGCCAAGGTAGGCTTTCCTACTATCGGAGTTCCAGGAGCAAACAACTGGAAGAAGCATTACTACAAGTTGCTAGCAGACTTTGAAAGAATCATTATCTTTGCAGATGGTGATCAAGCAGGGCAAGACTTTGCCAGACAGTTGGCAAAAGAACTAGGTACTGTTACAATTATCTCAATGCCAGAAGGCGAAGATGTTAACAGCATCTATGTTGCGAAGGGTGCTGATTATTTTAAATCAAAGGTGGCATCTTGAAAGATGAAAGAAGAATTTATATTTGTGATGAATGTGGTATAGAGTTTGATAACATATTTGATTACCTTGAAGAACACGAAACAGACTTCAAAGTATTACTTCCTCTAGGAACTATAGCTTTAGACTTAATGGATATGTTAAAAGATTTATATGGTTTGATTAGAGACAAAGACTATGACACAGCAAAGATATTATTAGCAGGTGTTGGTGCTGCATTTTATGCCCACGCCAATGGTGACTTGGAAGAGATAGTTGATGAGATAATTATTGAAGAAACAGTAGAGAAAGAAACTAAGAACTTAGACATAGAACTAATTAAGTTACTAGGTAAAGGAAATAAAGATGAGTAAGTTTGATATTCCAGTAGAGCTAGAACAATTTTATAATGATGTAGTTGAAATTACTAATGCAAATGTATTGCTATTAGTTAAGAAACAAAAAGACTATGGTTCAAAGAATATATCTCAATCACCTGGTGGACCATTGAATGGATTAAGAGTGAGAATGTTTGACAAGCTTGCTCGCATTAACAATCTAGTTGAAACAGGTGCAACACCAGAGAATGAGTCATTAAGAGATTCGTTTATGGATATAGCTAATTATGCAACCATCGCCTTGATGGTTCTTGATGGCAAGTGGGAAGGCTCTGAATGAAAAGAGTAGTTGTCTTATCTGATATGCAAATACCATTGCATAACAAACCAGCAATAGAAGCAACAATAAAGTTTGTGAAAGACTATCAACCAGACCAATTATTTTGTGTTGGTGATGAAGCTGATTGTTTAGCACCAGCTAGATGGTCTAAAGGATATGTTGCAGAACATTCAAACTTACAAAGAGATCTTGATGAAACTACTCGTATTATGGGTAGGTTTCGTAAAGCAATTGGGGATCGTGAATTTCATTTAATGAGATCAAATCACGGAGATCGCATACAAAGATACATTGAACGCGATGCGCCAGCCCTTGCAACATTAAGAGATTTAAAGTATGAAAAGCTTTTAGGTTATCGCGATCTTGGTATTACTTATCACAATAAATTGTGGGAGTTTGCACCTGGTTGGGTTATGGGTCACGGCGATGAAGGATCAAGTAGTAGATACAGTGGTGGCACCGCGATGGCATTAGCTAAAAAGATTGGTATGTCTGTAGTCTGTGGGCATACACATAAGCAAGGATTAATCCATACTAATACTTCCTTTAATGGAAGATACACTTCAAGTCTTTATGGTTTTGAAGTTGGAAACATTATGGATTTAAAGCAAGCTACATATCTCAAAGGTGGCTCTGCAAATTGGCAATCAGGTTTTGGAATACTTTATATTGATAAAGGTAAAGTAACACCAGTGCCAGTGCCAATGATTGGTAATTCATTTGTCGTGGAGGGGAAGATATATAAATGGTAAAAACTGAATAGGGTAAAATGAAACTAGATCACGAATTAATAGAAGAATATAATTACTTAGTCACACGAATCGCCAATGATTACAATAGAAAATATAAGATGGTTCCCAGAGATGATATCAAACAACAACTCTGGTTATGGTTTATTGAACATCCCCATAAAGTAAAACAGTGGACTGATATGGAAGACAAAAAAGAAACAACTAAATTGTTTGCCAGATCTTTACGCAATGCTGCTCACGACTATTGTCAAAGAGAGAAAGCATACTCAGCAGGATTTAATATAGAAGATAACTTTTATTACCAAAGAGATATGGTTGAAGTATTATTGCCAGCAGTTATTAGTGGTGATAGAACAATAGGATCTTCAGCAGATCTAAACCTAGGTGTCTCAACTGGTAAAGCACCAGCAGAGGGTGGCAACTGGATGGTGTATCTCATTGACATTGAGAAAGCATTCAACAAAATTCCAGAGCAATATCAAAATGTGCTACACCTTAGATATGCAGAGAACCTGTTAGGCAATGACCTAAGTTCAGTACTCAACTGCTCTCCAGATGCAGCACGAAAGAGAGTAGATAAAGCTTTAAGAAAGCTGATTCAAGAGCTTGGTGGCTTTAGACCATACAAAGATCACGATGCTAAAGTCCAGGAAGAATCTGCAGAATAAACGCAAAAAGAGGCAGGTATAGGTACTAACACCTATCCTGCCTCAAACTGCCTAATTTTGCCCTTATTTGCCCTCAGAATCGCTATTGATGGTCACTTTAAACAGTGTCCAAACAGCAAAAGCACCAAGGGAAATGATGCCTATAGTGTCTCTAGTTGGTCCTGGTTCAACCAGGATCCAGGCTATAGCTAAACCTACAAGTGTGAATGCTTCTCCTGCCCAGGCATCAAGATGTTTCCAGATGAATGAGCCAACACGCTTTAACATTTATTTATTTCTCCTTATGACCGATGCTGCTAGTTGTGGTAAGATAATTACTGCAAGAACTACCTGCTGAGCTTCTTTGCGATTCTCTTCAGATAGATCAGAACCAAGATTGGAAATGATGTCTAATGCAGCAGTTATGGTTTCAGATATTTGTTGGAGTGCTTCTTGCAAATTCTGTGATAAAAATTCTGGAAGAAATCCAAGGACAGATTCAGTTTCATCTGTGGAAAAAATCTCTTGAGGCACGTCTTCAAAAGAAGGTAACTCGTTCTCCAAAGAAGAAGGGAAATCGTTAGATGACGAATCAACAATTACTTCTAAAGTATCTTGAACATCTGGAGTTGGAAGTTCAGTCGGCTGTAAAAACTCTACAGAAGGTACAGGGTCTGGCTCGTTTGGCTCTGGACCTGGATCAACTGGAACCTCTGGAGATGTTGATGGCTGAGGAGTATCAGTCGGTAACGGAGAAGGAGAAGAAGGCTCAACAGTTGGCTCAGGAGTTGGCGAAGATGAAGACTGAGTTGGGGTTGGACTAGGTGAACTTGTTTCAGAAGGTGTTACTTCTACTGTTGGCGTGGGGCTTGGTGTCACTACTATTAAGTTAGTAGATAACAAATAAGAACCAGTAGGATATTGGTTGCAACAAGTATAAGCATAAGATGTTGCACGAATAAAATATTCACCAACAGCTAAGGGCATAGTGATGATAGATGCTAAAACATTTGTACCAGAATGAGCACCATCATCATTGTAAGCAATGCGAACAGTGTCTTGCCAAAGCTCAATCCAAGAATCAATAAAGCCAGGATTAGTTTGAGGAGTACCAGTAGTGGTTGATATAGTTGCATCAACAGGTTCACTAACAGTTACTGGTATATCCACATAAGGTGTAGTAGAATCTAGATTAATAGTCACATCATCAGAGTATGATGGATTAGCAATAAGAGTAGTAAGGATAAAGATAGCTATGACGGATAATAATTTAGACATTTGGATGACCATTCCAAGTGGAACGCGCCGTCAATACTTGCAAGATATAATTCAAGATAGTAATATTCCCCCTGAAAAAATTGTAATAGTACACACAGTTGAATCAGAACCAATAGATGGTGTTAATAATATCTGGGATTTAGAACCAGTGAATATCCACAGATGGTGGAACAGAGGCATAGATGTAGCCAGAACATTTGGTGCTGATTATATAGCTGTACTAAATGATGATTTAAAATTAAAGAATGATCCTATAAATAAGATTGCTAGAAGTATGAAAGAACTAAATGCCATACTTGGCTATCCTTTACCTTACACAGGTGCGATAGCAGGGTACTGCTGGGTGCTTGATATTAAATCAAACATTAGAGCAGATGAAAATCTTAGGTGGTGGTACGGAGATAACGACATTCAATACAAGGCAGCAATGCAAGGAGAATTTATCTATGTGCCTTGTGAGGTAGAGCACATTCATCCAAATGAATTGACAAGCAGTAATCCAGATCTAATAGAATTAACTAAAGCAGATCAAAGATACTTTGAAGAAAAGTGGGGTACATTACTATGACAACAATACTTGGACTACAAGCACCAGATCACTGTCTACTTATAGCAGACTCACGGATAACTGATGATGGAGGAAGAACCTACACACATCCAACAGTTTCTAAAATTACTAAGCGTGGAAAATATCTAATAGCAGGAGCTGGAACTACACAGCCTTGCGATATTATTCAACACGTATGGAAACCACCTGCTCCTACACCTGCATCATATAAAGATCTATATCACTTTATGATTGCAGATGTTGTGCCAAGTATGAAGATGACACTATCAGTTAATGGCTATCAACCAGATAAAGAATCAACTGAACCAGACTTTATATTCTTAATAGCATTAGGTGGAACTATCTTTGAACTAGATGATTCACTCTCGGTATTGATGAGAGATGATGGAATCTATGGCATAGGATCTGGCTCTCCATATGCCATAGGCGCATTACAAGCTGGAGCTAACTGGAGAAAAGCTATGCAGATTGCAGCAAAGAATAATGTCTTTACTGCTGCTCCATTTATTACACATAAACAAACTAAATAACTAATTAATTACTGAAGTGCCACGATACTTGTGACCTTCAAGGCTATAGTTAATAAAAGGATTAAGACTATAGACATTGCAACCATAAACTTCTTGAAGCTTTTGTTTTAATTGAATACTTTGAGCTTCAAATAAAACGGCACGGCTTTTAACATTATTAATGTATTCTTCATCATCAAGCATAGTGTCATAAACATAGCCATCAACCCAAGCTTTATCATCAAGTTCACCACAGTCGTGTGCTACAAGAATAATATTCTTAGCACCAAGATGTGCAGCCAGATGAATAGCAGAGGTTATACTAGACCAAGAAACAACCAGATGATTGTCCCCAGTAGGGAACTCATTTAATATATTAGTTTGTTTATCAAAGTTTTCGTTATGCTCAAACTCATACAAGTTATCAAACTCGTCAGATAATTTACCAGCACCATTGGCACCAGTATTACCATAAGAACAAACAATCTTAACATCAGGCATATGTCTAGCCCAATGTTGTGCATCACTATGATACTTAGTAACAATGTAATTAGTAGTTGGTAAATATGATTCACCAACATTATTAACACATACAGTTATCTTGTCTTTAAAAAATTCTTTGTCTATAAAGTTTAATGTTGGACCTGAACCTATCACATAAATGTCTTTATCTTTATGTTTGTTTTTTAATTCAGATACAGGTCTTAAACCCATTTAACTAGCTAAAATATCCTTTGGATCTACATCTTTACCAGCAGACCAACGAACATTATCCCTTGCCTCAAAGTGTAGGTGTGGACCAGAGGAGTTACCAGTGTTACCTGACTCACCAATGTGTTGTCCTTTAGTTATCTTATCGCCAGCCTTAACTAATGATTTAGATAAGTGTGCATAGATAACCCAAATATCTTGACCAGCAATCTTTTGTACAATTTGTGTACCATAAGACTTGCCCCAGTTAGCATTAGCTACTGTGCCATCGGCAACAGCAAGAATATCTGTGCCTTCTTTACAAGCATAGTCAACACCAGTGTGATAACCTTTTGACCACATCTTGCCTAGTTTTTTGTAAGCAGTTGTAATCTTGCCATCTTTAATAGGTGAAGCCATTCTTATTTGCCGCCTTCAGATTTTTTATTAGCACGTTTAAATACTGCATCTACTTCTTCTTGTGTAAGTTTGCCATCATCCAAAAATGCTTTGGCTAAATCTGTAATAACCTTAGACACACCAAGAGCTCCAGCAATAAGAGCTGATTGAACTGGTTCAACACCAGCAAAAGCACCAGCACCAATAGCAGGTAATGCCATTGTTAAGAACAATGCAACAGAACGAAAGATTACATCTTTCACAATACTTAAATTCATTAAGATAGTTTCCTTACAGTTAGTAGAAGTTTGCCACCAAAGCCATTGAATCTTTCACTTGGTGGTGTAGCAGAAAAGAATCTAATCTCTTCTATTAGAGCAGAAAAAGTTTCATCTGTTCTAAAATCTTGCACAACAACAATGTTGCCATTTCTTTCTAGTTCTTCTAAAGCAGTGATACGATCAAAAGCCCTATCATCCTCAGAACCAACAAGGTTATTATATTTATCCATCTCCACGTCATAGCAATACAATGGGTATTGGATAAGTCTTTGTTTAAATATTGCAGGTAAAGCCTTGATTTGGTAGCCAGTCATAATAGCACCATTAGCAGTATTGGCTGTGTCTCGTTTCAATGTGAACTTGAAAGCCAAGAACTCTTGACCACCAGTAGGTCTAGCCACACCAAGATCTTCGTTTAAGTTCTCATCGGTAACGTTATACAAAAGTGTGTCAACTTCTGCACCAGTAATACTATTAACATCAATAGTTGTTGTGGTGTTTAAAGTTCCACGAACTTTCAAGAACTTAAAGTATTTGTTTTCTAATGTGGCATAACGAATGAAACCTGTGCGTAAGTATCCTGTTGAAACAAGTCTAGTTGCTGCCTCAATGTAGTTATAATCTGATGCTACAGCAAATATCTTACGATCAGAATTACCTAAGAATGCTACAGCTTTACACTGTTTAGCAACATTCTTAAAGATGTCGTGAGCATAAGCAAAGCGAAGAGGACTAATCTGTTCTGATAAATCAATACGAATCAGACCACCCTTGCCGTTAACCTCAGCAGTAGCCCAAGCAAATCTATCTCTGAAAGCAAAGTCGTAGACTGGTTGTTCTGTCTCTGCTACTAATGGACCATAAGCTATAGATCCATCATCAGGTGAGATTGTTGCTACACGGATACCCTTAGAAGTACCGATAAGCATATAGCCTAAGTATTGTTTGATTGAGTAAATTAATTCACCATCTGGCATTTGTGCTGATACAACAGCAGATGATAGCGAAGTGATAGCACCAGCATCAGACAAAGTAAACTTGTAAATAGATGATTGTGTGCCAGCATAACCTGCAATATAAATTGCTGCACCAGATTCTGCAATACTTGTGAAAGTATATGAAGTGTTAGGGTGGGTAAAAATTGGGGAAGGGAGAGAGGAAGATGTTGGGGTTAGTTCATAAACCTTATTATCAACAGCAGCAATAATGCGACCTTTAACCCATTCCATTATTGTTTTACCTTCAGAAGAAACAATACCTGCATCTTTAAAGATCAAAGTATCAGCAACAGTTGAGTCCCCTGTTAAGGCTTTCTTATAAAAATATCCTTTATTAACACCAGAATCTAAATCATTAGTCAACCAGTATGCTGTAGTACCGTCATCACATATTGCATACACTGGGTCTTCGGTACCAGCATTGTAATCAATGAAATGAATAATGTCTGCTGTTCCTGTACCTACAGGAGACACTGCAGTTGAGGTAACATTGGATGCTGTTTTTGCGTAAGTAAAAGTTGTTGTTGTTGGAACACCAGTAACACGGTATTCACCATTGAATGTGGCATCAACACCAGTAATATCAACTTGCATACCAACAGCTAAACCGTGTGCTGCAGTAGTAGTTAAAGTAGCAACGTTAGATGTTAATGCTTTGTTGTTGATTGAGAAAGTTATTCTAGGAAAGATTTTGTCAACATCGTGAGCATCAAGAAGTAGTGCTTCGTCTCTGTTTGATTCACGAATGGATCTAAGCTTTAAGGAACTTGAAGTAGTTATGTGGCTAGTATCAACATCTTTAAGCAAACTTGTTTGACCTTTAGTCCAAACATCCACACCCTCAGAATCCTGAAACCTGAAACGCAAAGTCTCGTCTTGACTTGGTTCAAAGTACTTAGCTCCAGCTCCTAAGTGAAATGATGATTGCGATCTAAACCACCAGCCTGTGAATGATTGTTCACCTGGTTCTGTGGTTTGGTCTATCTGTTCACGTTTAGATGGTGCTGATTCTCTACGATATGGTTGTTCATCTGTGGCAGCAATGAAGAATGGTTTGTCGTTTATTGCTATGTCGTATGATACTGAATCTAAACCATAGAGTTGTGTGTCTGTTGAGACGGATAGGTCAATGGCTAATGCTTCGGTAATATCATTTATTGCCATTTAATCTAAACTCCTAGGGTAAAGGTATTACTGCAAATGGGTCGTAGTCAAATACTGAATTGTATTCTTCTTGTGTCATTTCTATTGGGGTTATGTCTTCTTTGCAACCACCACATACTGATGGGTTAGTTGCTTCAGGCATATAATAGATAACATCTTTATTTGCACATTCATTTTTATCACATATTAATTTAAACATTATGCTACCTCGTATACTCCGCTATAAGTTATTGAATCACTTGTTGTCCAGTTAAAAGGAACTGAACTTGTTATTTGACTTAATGTTCCATAAGTTCCACTAGCATTTATTACACCTAAATAAAATCCGCTTTCCCCAATCCAATAACCAATTGATGGAAAGATTGAACCATTAGCATCAATCATTTGACCAACCATACTTTTAGAAACTACTCTTTTACCAGTAACAGGTAAATTTAAAAAACTATTACCACCAGTTATAGAAGTAGTTGAACCAAAAACTAATCTAAATTCCCAAAATACTGTTTTACCTATTTGTCTATATGCTGCACTAACAGTACCATTACCTACAGTTACATCAGATAATGTTGGTGTCCAGGTAGTCCACGCAGCATTGGAAACTACATCTCCAAGGTCTCTGGCTTTAGTCATTTTATATACCCACAATCTGTTTCGCTTCAGCCTCAGTCAAACCCAAAGCCTGTAATTTTGTTAAAGCAGATTCCTTAGCAGCAGCCTTAGCATCCTGCTCAGCCTGTAGTAAGGCAGATTCTGCTTGTCTTAGTTCTCTATCTGCAAGAAATGCTTCAAGTTCAGCACCCTGCAGTTCAATACGTTCACTATTTCTATGTACGAATATTTGTTCAGTCATTGTTATCCTTATTTATTAATTCCATATGTTGAAATTGTGCCAGTTATAGTGCCGCTATTAGGTACTAAAGTAAAACCTGTATATGCTGTTGATAAAGTATGAGAACCAGCATTTAATGAAATTCTTGCATTATCTAATGACCAAGCATTTTGAGAAGAATATTGTGTTGTTGCTGCAACATTTGGTCTATAAATATATGCAATACCACCATTGTAACTTGTGTCATTTCTAAAAATATCCCAACTTGTATTTGCAGTTCCGCGACCAGCGCTAACAGTTGTATTTATAGCATTTAATGTTTGATAACCATAGTTTGAACCTGAAGCATCAGTTGCAGAAACTCTTAATCTTAATCTTAAAATTTCATCTGTTGCACTTGAAACGTGATTTATTATTAAACAATAATTTTCATAAGTTGAACTAAACACATCATCAACATTAACAGCAGCAGAAGCACTAAATGTTTCAGTCTTAATCAAAGTCATACCACCATTAGCCCACTTCAAACCAGAAGTCTCACCACTAGCAGCAGAAAGCAATTTACCATCAGTACCAACAGCCAACCTACCAACAGCATCAGCCCCAGTACCAACCAACAAATCACCCTTAGCATCAACAGTAGAAACAGTCAAAGCATTAGCAATATTGAAAGGAACATAAGCAAACACCTCAACCACATCAGAAGCCACAAGAGCTGTAAGAGATCCAACAGAAGTACCATTGGTTGCTGTGTAGTCTTGCCCACGTACCAGGTTCACACCGTTTAAAAACACTTGTTCTAAACCTACTGTGTAGGACAAGGTTTTGCCGTCAGCATCTGTGCCACTGACTGATGTTTCTCCACCTGTTGCCACGTATCTGTAGCGTGTTAGTTGTGAGGTTGTGCCTACACCAACGTTGAAATTATTAATTGCCATTAGTTGTTTCCTTCTTGTTGTGCATCGTAAACAGATTTAGGCATAGAGGTAAACTCATTGTTTCCTCTGTTAATTATAACGTGTTCAGTTACTGAACCATCCATAAGATTAGTTACTTCTATTATTTTTATGTTTTCCATATTATAACTCCGCACTAAAACCAAGGTAAGAAGCATTAGCAGAATTATCGTGAATTATTCTTGCTGCTCTTCCACTTGAAGCACCAGTACAAGTACCGTTTATACTCCAGGCTCTTTCATTACCAAAATCTATAACAACACTTGTAAAAGAATATTGACCATTTGATGAGTCTTGTATTTTTAGATTACTAAAATCTATAGATGTTGGAAACACTCTCATTTGTACAGGTGGTACAACTGTTAAATCTGCTCTATTAGATGCTAAAGTCATACCTGCTGGGCTAAATGAATTACTTCCTGATGATTTTGATTCTCTAAAATAATATCTTTGACATCTTGCAAGTTCAGCATCAATAGGTAAGAACTCAAAGTCTGTAGCAGTATTACCAACTTCAAGTTGTACACCTGTTATTTGCCAGTAGTTGTTTGTTGATGCTGCAAGATTTGTTTGACCAACAGCACGGTTAGCATTAGTTACTGCTCCCCAAGTTGTTTGTAAAGTACCTGAAGTAAAATTACTTCCAGCAGCCAACCAAAAACTTAAAACTAAACTAAGATTATTATCACTATCTAAAGCACCAGTAGTATCAGCAGGAATAGTCATTGTTTTCTTTTCCCAAGTTGCTGAAGCACTAATTGTGTATGAATTATTATAAGTTCTAGAGTTATCAAAATCTTCAATTTCAACAATATATGTTCCAGTAACATTTGATTTAACCCAAAAGGAAACAGTTAATTGTTTAGCAGAAGATGTTCCTTTAGCAATTTGTTGAACATTTTGACCTTCTAAACGATGGTCAAACTTTAAAAAATCTCCAGCAGCAAGACTTGCATCAGCAGTAGTACAAAGCATCTTTGTAGATTTTCTAAAACCTGAACCTGTTGGTGCATCATTTTCTACAGATTGAGTCCAAGTACCTAAAGTATTAATTCCTGTTAACCATCTGTCTGAAGTATAATAATCACTAGTTGTAATAGAAGTTTTAGAAGTACCACGTTGTGCAACCTGCATAGCACCATTGATAACAATGTTTTTAAATGTAGGAGGATGAATCAAAGTACCAACAGGATTACCAGAAGCATCAACACCAGCAACAGTAGTACCAGCAGTATTCTGCAACTCCAAAATATTAGTGGACTGACCACTGGATGCTTTAGAAAGCAACTGGTTAGTAGCACCAACATTTAAACGATTAACAGCCATTAAACTATCTCACTTCCGAAAGCGTTGAAACTTAAATCAGCAGTTGAAGCATAAACAGTAATAACATCAGCAGCATTCAAAGTAATACCAAGAGTTAATGCTGTTGAATCATTAGCCGAAACAGTAGCATCATAAGCAATATAATGTTGATTTGCCTGTGAAGCACCATCAGGTCTAACTGATATGCGATATGTTGCAGCAGATGCTGCACGATTACAAACAACAATAGTAGAAATCACTGCCTCAGTAGCACTAGGAACAGTGTACAAAGTAGTTGCTGTTGTTGCACTAGGAGCAGATTGCCCAAGCACCTTATAGGATGTAGCCATATTTTTCCTTATCCTCCCATCAAAAGTAGGGATGAAACATTATCGCCACTACCTGTGGCGTTTAATATTGTGTTCGAATTAAAATCAATAGTTTTATTAGTAAGAGTCTGTGCATCACTTGTGCCAACAACAGAACCAGTAACACCGTGAACACCACTCGATGCAGCCATATGATTCTGTGGCTCTTGTAGATCGCGAGCTGTGATCATATGTCTTACTTCAGAACCAATAGCGTGTGAAACAGCAGAGGTTCCATCTTGTGCTCTAGCAATATTAACAGTTGTACCAGCATCTAAAGAAAGAGCAGTAACTATTTCTTCATTGGTGGTATCTGGTTCTATTACTAAAGTGAAAGGATAAGCAGGAATACCTGTAAGGTTATTCAACTGCATTGTAGTAACACTTGAGTTCATAGCAAGAGCAAGTGTTTTAGCGTCTAAGGTTGAAGTATAATTTCTCATCGACTGTAGTGAATCCTTATTGGGTATCTATCTCTCAGTTTTCTTGACTCCTCATCTAGTCTTTGTGTATACAAAGCTAATAAGTATCTTGCAGCATTAGTGCCAGCATTAGAAGGAATCTTGTTTGATTGAATATCTGCTTCAGGTGCTGTAAGAGTTAAGCGACCTGGATCAATCATAGATGCCATACGATAAGCTGCACCATAAACAATTACATCTTTGCAAGACAAAGGCAACCCAGTAACATCCTCATAATCGTCTTGATCTATTTCAAAAGTATCAGGGTTAGTTGTGTAGAATACTTGAACAGTTCTTCCTGGAGTAATTACATCATAGATTGACAAAGATATGTTTGAATTAAATTCTGTAGTGTTAGCCATTGGATCTATGCGCCAAGATCTAACTGGATACCATTCCTCGGTTGGACCAGTAGATTGCCAGGATACAGCTAATACTTTTTCAACATCATTAGGTAAAGGATAAGTTAGCTGTGCTGGAGTGTAATCAAAAGTATATGTTCCTGTAGAGAATAATGTTTCTCCTACAGCTAAAACTGTGTCGTTAATTGCTTTCTTAATATTGTTTCTAGGATAAGTTGGTTTAACAATAACTTGTGTACCAGAAGTATGGGAAGACTTTGTTGTACCTAAATAGCCTCTGCCGTAAGGTGGGATGGTGATAACACCTGTTGACTTGTTGTATGAGTCAACCCAAATAAGTTCATCATCAATTTGGATAATACCTTTAGCAACATTGTCTGCTGATGCTAAAGTCATACTTGTAGCAGTTGAGGTCACATTAGCAGTTAAATGTGTTGACCTGTCTTGACGTAAAGTAAAACCTTGAAGGTTTAACGCTACCTCATCAACCAGTTCTTTAAACGTTGGCATTATTCTTTTGCATCCATTCTAAATTATCTATCAATCTTTTCTCACTAGGATTACCTTGTACTGCCTTTTTTCCATATTCAATAGCTTCATCTTTTTTGCCTAGATACCAGCCAGCTATAGCTAAAAGATCAAAACACTTCCAATTCCAAACATCATCATTAACTAGATAATGCTTTTCCTTTTGTAATGTTTCTACCTTTAATGCTGAGTCCCAACATCCTTGCCAATTCTTTACTTCATAATTAAATTGAGCTAATGAGTACCAGGCTTCTAGTTGATCTGGTGCTTCTTTCACACCCTTAACAAACCAATCTCTAGCCATCTCTTTATTGTTTAACATAACAAAAGCTTGTGCTGCTGCCCTACAGGTTGCAGCACGTTCAATGTACCAACCACCTGCTTTAAGCATTTCTTCTGCAGCTTCAATAGTTTCTTTCCACTTACTGTGGAAGAAATATTCTCTAGCTAGATAAGCCCACATTCTTGCATCTTGTGGAGTCTCGGCTACTGCCATCTGAAGCATTGGAAGATATTGAGATCTAGACTTAGAATCATCTGGTCTGTGTCTTACTACTGAATGAACTACAGCACTTTTTTCTTCTCCACCAAAGAAGTCACCATAATATTCTGTGACTTCGTGGCAAGGCTTAACCCAACGATATCCATATCTTGAATGCAATCTGTTATTATTTTGCCATTCAAAACCTGTTTCCCAAGTAATCCACATACGATTAATCTCAGGATTCCAAACCTTTTTGATCTCTTTGAATAAATCTTCATCAGGTATTTCATCAAGATCTAAAGATAAACACATATCTATATCATCAGGAACTAAAGCTAGGGAAGCATTGCGAGCATCATCAAACCTAAATGGTTTGACACTGATGTCGTGTACTATTACACCCTCTGCTCTAAGAAGTTCTTGTGTGCCATCTGTAGATCCTGTATCAGCTACTATCCTGATATCAGCATCTTTAGTTGCATCAGCCCAACGCTTAGCGTGTTTGGCTTCATTTAAAGCAATTGCATATACAGCTATTTTCATATTGTCCCAATATGTTTTAGTTACATTCCACCAAGAAGTATTCCACCAACAAATAAATCATTAGTGTTAATTGTACCAGTCGCTCCAGTTGCACCAGTGGCTCCTGTTGCGCCTGTCGGTCCAGTTATTCCTGTAGCTCCAGTAACACCTGTCGCACCAGTTGCGCC